GGACTTCGTCCGTAAATTTCAGGACGAACAGTCTGCTGAAGCCGATATGACTGCGCTAGCTAAGTTCCGCACGATGAATAATCGGTGCAGGGACTGGGAGTTACGTCTAGAGACGCCCTGGGACGAGGCGCTGTTCAACACGCTTAAAAACGTGCTGGACAACTTCTACCACCAGGATGGACAACCCATCATCGGTTCTCACATTCAGATCTTCGCGAATGGGAGAACCGGGCCTGGGTCGAGCCTAGGCTCAATAGGGGAGAGTTTCTATACGAAATTCTTCTCTAGCGAGCTGACGTCATCTTCACACCTCCTATACGAATTGTATAGGGACTACACTAAGGACCGGGAACTTTTCGAATTAGCCGAGGAGGCTAGAATCGACAAGTTTGGACCGGTTAAGGTAGTCAGGGGTAGTCGTCTTACCTTCGCCCCAAAAGAAAGGGACTGCTCACGAACTATCTGTATCGAGGCCTCGCTGAATACTTATTACCAGCTTGGCGTCGACCAGATATTCAGGGGAAGGCTTCGGTCGTTCTTCGGAATTGACCTGGCCACTCAACCTGAGCTGAATCGTGAACTAGCAAGGTACGGATCTCTCTTTGACAAGATAGCAACTCTTGATCTCAGAAGTGCATCTGACCTTAACGGGTATAAGGCGATGAAGACCATACTTCCGCCAGGTTTGTTCTCCTGGTTAGAGATAGGTCGACATCCCTCCGTCACACTCCCAGATGGGAGTGAGCTAGAGCTACACATGCTGTCCTCAATGGGAAATGGTTACACCTTCCCCTTGGAAACGCTTGTGTTTGCAGCAGTCGTGGTCTCCGCACTGATCCATCATGGCTTGCCTACGAAGGCTGCCTGTGATCGGATAGACGGAATGTCCTGGGGAGTCTTCGGAGACGATATTATTTGCAACCGTGAGGTTGTAGGTAGTGTTCGTCGATTGTTGCACCTCCTAGGTCATTCGGTTAACGAGGCCAAGTCCTATGTTGAAGGACCCTTTCGGGAATCCTGCGGTGGCGACTTCTACAAAGGGTCGCCTGTCCGAGCTGTATACTGCAAGACGCTACGGACTCCGCAGGACCGGTACTCTCTCATCAACAGGCTTACGGAGTGGTCCGCCAC